CGCCGCAAGCGGCCCGATGATGTCGCCCCGCACCGATACGTCGCTGGACAGGAAGATGAGGATGTCGCCGTGGCCCATCTTGGCGAGGTGGTTGAAGCCGCCGTGGAAGCCGCGGTTGGGCACGAGCCGGGTCATCGCAAACAGGGGGTTCCCGGCGTGCTCCGCGGCGATGCGGGCGGCTTCGACCCGGACCATCGCCACGGTCGAGCCGTTGTCGAGGACGACAACCTCGGTGTCGGACCGAGCGGCAAGCGCATGCCCGAGTTCCCGCATCCGGTCCTTGAGGTGGTCCGGCTGGTTGTAGACGAGGAGCAGGATTGAGAATCGTGGTTTCGTGCTATGTGTCGTCACGCTCGCGCTCCGCCTCTTGCAGGGATTGGAGACCGTCCGCCGGGCTGTGAAGGGGAACGCCCATCGAACGTGCCTTGTCGAGTAGCAGTCCTCCCCGCAGAGGACGGGGCGCTTTGCCCCATGCTGTTTCGGTCGCCTCAATCAGACTGTCGTCCAGCCCGAAGTGCTTGGCGACCATGACCGCCCACGCGTACCGGCTGATGTTGGCATCGCCGGTGACATTCAGTATCTTGGCCTCCGCCCACTTGGACGGCCAAGAGTCGCACAGCCACATAAGGGCCTCGGCCAAATGCCCGACGTAGGTGGGGCATCCGATGAGGTTCGATGGTGCCTGCACCTTGCGCCCTAGTTCGAGGCTGTCCCGGACCCTGCGGACGTAATCCGTGCGTGGCCCATCGCCATACAGGTCCAGCGTCCGAACGATGAGCGTCGGCTGGCGCACGTTCGCCGCCGCCTCGCCCCCGAGTTTAGTCATGCCGTAGAAGTTGATGGGGTTCGGCACGTCCTCTTCGGTGTAGGGTCCGGCCTTGCCGTCAAAGACGTAGGCCGTCGAGACGTGAATGAAAAAGCCTCCGAATGCCTGACGCAAGAGGCCCGGCCCACGGGTGTTGACCTCGAGCGCCTTCTCCTTGTCGGTCTCAGCGCCATCGACATCCGTGTAGGCCGCGGCGCAGATGAGCACGTCGTAACCCCTGAGGTCAAGACGCTCCACCTGCTTCGGGATAGCGAGGTCTGTCTCGACCGCCTCTGCCCCGAGGCGAACGAGCGCCGAACCGAGCCTGCCCTGAGAGCCGACGACCGCTACGCGCATGGCCCTAGCCGCCTCCGAGAGTCGATTGCTTGAGCCGCTGGAGCCGGACACTGAGTTCCGAGTCCGGGCGCTGGAGCCACTCAGCGGGCGCAGGCGGCGTTTCCGGTGGCGGAGGGCTATTGGGGGGCCAGACCGCCGCTGGCACCGCTTCCGTGCCCGGAACTACGGGCCAGCGCATCCACCCGTCGTCCACCCGGTTCAGGAAGTAGTCACCTGACTGCGTGGAAGCCCGGAGGAAGGCTTCCTGCTTGTTGCGGTAAACCTCTCGGTAGTAGCCCTCCGGGGGGAGAGGCACGCCGAGTTCAATGAGCGCATCGGGGTTGATGTTCTCGGGCAACTCGAAGTCGGCGTCGGGAATGACAACCGAGAGGCCACCTGCGGGCCGCGGATTGATGGGCCGACGGACCGGCAATTCGGGTTCCTCGAACACCTCGACGCGCTCAATCTTCTGCCAGCCCTCGAGCGAGGGCGACGGCGACCAGCCGTAGAGTTCCCCGCGCACACTGACGCGCCACAGGCCATCGGCCTCCACGAAGCCGCTCGGCTTGAGCACGGCGACTTGATAAAGCGAGTCGGCTGGCGAGTGGCCCGGCAACGGATAGAAGCCCTTGACCGCGGCGAGGTGGGTGATTTCGCTTGGGGTTGCCATCACCCGCTGACCGACGCGGTATGCGACAGTCGTCGCCGGTTGAGGCACAAACCGAGTCTCCGGCGGGACGGCGGCGTCCTCGCCTACCCGGCGGACCCGGTGCCGCGGCTGGCGGACGGCCTCTTGCTTGGCATCGGCAGGTGCTTCCGGCTCGACGGCAGGCGTCTCGCCTACGACCTCCTGCTCGGCGACGGCAGGTGCTTCCGGCTCGATGGCAGGCGTCTCGGGAACGGACCCGGAGGCGTCGGCTGTTTGGACTTCGGGCAACGGTTCCGCCTTGGGCGTTTCGGACTTCTTGCGCGGCATAGCATCCTCCTGCCTAGCGCCCGCCGCCATTGGTCCAGCGGCGAACGTCATCCGTTGTTGCGAACACGATGATGCCGGGCCGGGGGTTCCCGCAACACCCGCCTCGCGTGTTGAGACAGCATTCGGCGTCGCTCTCGGCGACCCATGACATGCTGATGTTTGCCCGCATGGCGAATACATATTGCCGCACGTCCTTGCGCGGCCCGCACTCGACGAGCACGCGCTGGTCCCTGAGGAAGCGCATCGCCACCATCGTCCCGTCATCGTTGTAGACTGGCGGGCGTCCGAACTTGTCCTTTAGGTCAATCGTCATCTGGTCTCTCTCCAATTCAGCGCCCCGGCCACGTTGGTCGCGCTACCGGGGATGGATGTGGCGACGAGCGTGAGGTTGTCGGATGGCGTGCCCGTTGGATGTGCTCCCGCCGGAGTGAGGCGAAGGGGAAGTTTCGATAGGATGCGTCCGGCACCGGCGTTCGAGCGCGACGCTGGCAACAAGCCTCCGCCCGCGTCGAGGTAGCCACTGTCGATGACCACGCCTCCGGCAATGGCGGTCGCCCCCTTGTCCACTTCGACTGCCGATTGGGCGTCCACTGCGGCGAATGAGCCGGAGGTCAGGACCCCGCCATACACGAGTTCCCAGTAGATTGACTGGGCGGATGTATAGAACGAGACTTCTTCCGGCACGAGGCCCGAGCGATTGACCTTGCCGCCGAAGGTAGCGGCAGGGCGGATAGAGAGCACCGGGCGGCGGGTCGTAACCGGGATGACCGTGGTGCCGTTGCCTGCCGAGAACGGGAAGCCGTATTCCTCCTCGAATCCGCCCTCGGAGACGACGGTGGCGCAAATCTGGTCGAGGACATGCGTCCCGGTGACACCCGCCCCGCCGAGAATCTCGTAGCGCACCGGCAGGTTGGCAGTGCTCATGTAGACGCCGGTGCCCTTGTTGGCGTGCGTGAACTCATGGCACGGGTAGACGATGCCGTCGATGACAAACCCGACCCGCACCCGTCCCACGCCAAGCCACTCGAGGTCGATGAATAGAATCTGCGCCTTCGTGGCATCGAGGTTCAGGCTGGAGAGGTTGAACTCGTCATCCCCGCCGTCGAGGCGGTCGAGGTTCCACTGCGCCTGTGGGACAATGGTCTCCACGGGCGACCCGCCCTGTGAGGAGCGGAGGACGAAAGACATGGCTGTGCCGACGACCTGAAAGTAGATGCCGTCGAAGTTGTCGAAGTAACCGACCTTCCGGGTGACGTTCTGGCCGGTCGTCCCCGCCACGAAGGTCATCATCACCAGTTGGCTCTTGCCCGGCTGGTAGCGGAGGTAGGCTTTGGACGTGCGGACGGCAACGCCATTGGCGCTGACGGACATGCGCTCGCTTGCCCCCGGCTGTGAGTGGACAATCGTCGCCGAGCCGCTGACCTCGCCAAACCAGAGGAGGGGTTGGTCGTCGTACTGCAACTGCGAGTCGAATAGCGTCACGGGCTGTGACGTGCGGATGCGGCCAAAAGCGTCGTAGGCCGGGCTGTTCTCCAGCGCCAGCGCCACCATCGGCGAGTTTCCCTGCGAGAGCCACGCCTCAAGTTCGCCCATCGGTCCCATGCCACGGTCTCGCCCACCCATGTCCGCTCTCCTGTTGGCAGACGGAGGGGCAGAGGGAACTATTCGTCCCGTCTGCCCCTCCGTGCGTCTCTATTCAGTTGTAGACGGTGCCATCACCCGGCACTTAGCCGATGACCGGGCAGGTCGTGGTGCTACGACCGGTGAAGAAGCCGGTGTAGTCACCGTGCGCGCAACAGTGCTTGATGATGAGCGCCGTCTTTGCCCACACCTCGAACGAGATGGCCGTGCATCCCGGCACGAGGTCCTTGAGCGCGAGCGGAATCTGCGTCAACTTGTAGACCAAGGGGACGCCGTTGTGGTTCATCCGCATCGCGAAGATGTGCGACATGAACAGGTTGGCCCCACCCATCGTCCGGGTGAAGTTGTTGTCGGCGACTACGGCCAGCCGCCCGACGCCCGTGTTCACGAAGCCTGCGAAGTTGAAGCCCGGCACGATGCGGTCGCCGCTGGAGAAGTTCACAACCTGCGACCCGGCGAACCCCAACTGGAAGTACGCTGACATCATCTCCTGCATCGCCTGAGGATGGCCGAACAGGGTCGTCGGCTTGGCGCAGGACTCGGACAGCCACCGGTCGAACGTCTGAGCGGAGAACGTGCCGCTGGACGCCCACGCGTTGCTGTTCGTGTGCATGGTGCAGGACTGGTTCGCGGCCCACTGCTCGAAGCCGTCGAACTCAAGGGCGTTGGTCACGCGGTTGCCGAGGACGAGCAGGCGGTCCCACCCGTTCAGGACCAGCGTCATCCCCAAGCGGACTTCCTTCTCCTTGAGGTCGGCGACGGCCTCCTGCTCGAAGGTGCCCACGCTGGAGCCACCCGGCAAGCCCTGACCCGCCGGAAGCGGGGCGACGAGCCGGTTGATGCCGTTCCAGTTGGCGGAGGCGACGGCGCGGGAG